CTTTGGCATCATGATTTACCAAATGATCCTGAATCAGCTAAACTGAAAGATAAAAGCTTTCAGGATAAATTTCATAAGTTTGTGTATATCTCAAACTGGCAAATGAATCAATATCATTCTTTTTATGGAATCCCTTATGACACTAAATCTATTGTTCTTGAGCACGGTATTGAACCTGCTGATCCAATAGCACGATGGTCACACGGTGATGGAAAGATCCGTCTAGTCTATACATCAACTCCACAACGTGGTCTGGATATTCTAGTCTCTGTCTTTCAATATCTAGCAGAGAAATATGATGATATCCATTTAGATGTATTTTCTAGTTTTAAGATCTATGGTTGGGAAGATGCTGATAAGCAATATGAACCTCTATACGAACAAATCAGAAATCATCCTCAGATGACTTATCATGGTTTTGTTCCCAATGAACAACTTAAACATCATCTAAACTCATGTGATATTTTTGCTTATCCATCAATCTGGATGGAGACTAGTTGCCGTGCTATGCTTGAAGCTATGTCTGCTCAGTTAGTTTGTGTTCATCCAAACTACGGTGCTCTAGCCGAAACTTCTGGTGCATTAAATGTCATGTATCAAGGTACACTAGATAAAGTAGAACATTCAAATATTTTTGCTTCACATCTAGAAGCCGCAATCCAGTTTGTTCGTGATAAAAACCATAAAGAAATGGTGCAATTCAATAAGGTTTATGTTGACAGCCGTTATTCTCTTGATAGAATCAAGAGGCAATGGGAGGTCATGCTTACTGATCTATTAAAGAAATATCCCACTGAAGAAAGTCGCCAATTCCCGAAACAACAATTTGTGTATAGAACTTCATGATTGACAACATATGAGAAGTGTGGTATATTAAACTATGACTCAAGCCAATAATGTTGTCCTATTTCCTACTCGGAATAATAAGTACAATGGACCTCAAACCATTGAGGAAGTTGATGAGTCGATGGATATGGTAAAACAGTTCCATATTCAGGAAACTATCGAGACTATTATACCATCACTTTTTGACCAGCTACATGTAGCTGGATTTCAACCGGATGAAGATGATGACGATATTCTTAAGCATTCAGCAATGGTAGTAGAATCAATCCGTTCTTTACTTTGTATGCTCAAAGGTATTGACCATCCACTTCAACTGATTGCGGATAATCTTTTTATCCAAACTTCTGATGGACTAGCAGTTTCCGATAAAGTTAAAATCATTATCACTCCAAAAGAAGGAAAGGGTGAATAACCCTTAAAAAAATGCTTATCATTGATTTTTCCCAGGTGATGCTTTCCAATATCATGGTTCAGATTGGTAATCATACCAATGCTCAACTAGATGAAAATATGGTAAGACATATGGTATTAAATTCAATCCGTATGTACAAGACCAAGTTTGGTCCAGAATATGGTGAAGTTATTATTGCATGTGACGCCACAAACTACTGGCGCCGCACACTCTTTCCTTATTACAAGGCTAATCGTAAGAAGTCACAGGCTGCTTCCGAACTAGACTGGAAAGCAATCTTTGAATGTCTCAACAAGATTCGTGATGAACTTCTGACGGTATTTCCATATCGTGTCATTCGAGTGGATACAGCAGAAGCCGATGATATCATCGGCACACTTGCCAAGGAGTTTGGTAATACTTCAGAGAAGCTTCTAATCATCTCGGGCGACAAGGACATGGTACAATTAATGGTTTATGATAATGTAACCATTTATCAACCAGTAAAAAATGTCTTAATCAAGAGGAAAGATTGACCAACCAGTTGTATTTTCTCTTCTTTCTTTGTGCACAAGTTTGGTTGCCTTAATGCTTATTGATCCTATGGTACCGCCGTTATTTTCATTTAAACATCTATATAAAGTTTTAAAACTTATATTTTTCTCTTCACAAAAAGAAACAAGAGTACCATGAATAAAATATTCTTTGCCATTAGGATCAATAAGTTTTACTTTTCTTGCATGTACATTACCAGCACCGCTATGTCTTTTCTTCATGGCAAGCTTATGATTTTCAACTTGTAGAGGGTTAAACCATTCTTCCATTTTCTTATTTTTTCGATGATAACCTGGATTATCTTCCCCATGATATACAGGGAACTTTCCACCACCTTCACATATATTATAACCATCTTCTATAGTATTAAATAACTTAATAAAATGATTTTCCATAACTTTCAATGTATATTCAGAATCATCATTTTCATATAATATTTCTTTTTCAATATTTTCAAATCCATATTTTCTAATAGCACAATGAAGTTTTGTTTTACCACCATTTAAAGCACTATAATGATGATCATGCCATCTTTTATTTACGCTATTTACTGTAAATCCTACATATTTTTTGCCATTGGGAAATGTTAATGCATATATAAAAGCCATTTTATTATACCTTTAAGTTGTTATATTTGTTATTTATATTTATAAGGATTTCCACCAAAATCATGCGCTACACAACAAAATATATTACTAAATCGGAAGCAGAAAAGTTCCTTAAGGAACATATCATTAAGGGTGATTCTGGTGATGGTATTCCAAACTTCCTATCAGATGATAACTGTCTTGTGGTTGGTACTCGCCAGAAGCCAGTAACACAAAAGAAACTGGATGAATACCTCAAGAAGAATCCAGAGGAGTTTTGCCAGACTCTTACTCAACTTCGTAACTATAAGCGTAATCAGCAGCTTATTGATCTATCTAAGATTCCAGAAACTGTAATGGAATCCATTATGGTAGAATATAATGCTCAGGCTAATAAAAAAGCACCAGAGCTAATGAACTATTTCATCCAACACAAACTCAAGAATCTAATGGAACACATCAATGAATATGTTTGAGGAAAAAGTCTAAATGAAGCTAGGAGTTGCAGAAATACTTGAAAAGACTTCAGGTATGACTAGTCGATCTGATAGGATCAGAATGCTTCAAGAGAATAATAGCGTAGCACTTCAGACAGTACTACGTGGTGCATTTGATCCTGCTATTAAATGGCTTCTTCCAGAAGGTGATCCGCCATATAAGCCAAATGATCTAGTGGATCAGGAACATATCTTCTATCATGAATGTCGTAAGATGTATCTATTCATTGAAGGTGGTAATCCAGATCTTAAGCAACTTCGACGTGAAGCACTATTTGTTCAACTACTTGAAACTGTATCAGCCAAAGATGCTAAAGTGCTTCTAGCTATTAAAGACAAACATCTACCATACCCTGGCATTACGCCAGACATTATTCAGGAGGCATTTCCAGGTCTACTTCCATGAGCAAAAGCAAGAAAATCTATAAAGATCATGATGGTTATGATGAAGATGAATATTATGAGAATGTTCTAAGAGATCGAGAACGACGAAAGAACAAACGACTTGCTAATGCTCTACGTTCCAAAAATATCAATGACCTAATGCGTCTAGAAGAAGATGAGGAAGACTAATGCCAACTTACATGTTCAAAGATATAAATACGGATGAGGAGCAAGAGCTCTTCATGTCAATAACTGAAAGGGACAAGTACTTAGAGGATAATCCACATATTATTCAACTTGTTCACGGTGCACCTTCTATCGGGGATCCAATCAGACTAGGTCTAAAGAAACCCGATGATGCTTTTAGAGACAGACTAAAAGATATTAAAAAGCATCATTCTAGGGGTATTACCAAAAGCTCGATAAACACATTCTAGGTGTAATCGTGAACTATACTAGTAAAGGTTCACTGCATGTCAGCACCGCCTAAGAAGAGACTAAGTCGTAAAGAAAAAAGACAAATCAGAGAGAACAATGGAGCAATAGGAGAAAAGATTAACTTTAATCTTCAAGATGTTTATCCTTTGACTGAAAATCAAAAGCTTACATTTAATGCTTATGGTCAAGGTAAAAATCTAATGCTTCATGGTATTGCCGGTACTGGAAAAAGTTATATTTCCATGTATCTGGCACTCAATCAAATACTAAGTGAAGATTCTCCCTATAAAAAACTTTATATTGTAAGATCGGTAGTACCGACAAGAGATATGGGTTTCTTGCCAGGAAATAATAAGGAAAAAGCTAAAGTTTATGAAGCTCCATATTATGCAATTTGTTCCGAACTCTTTAAACGTGGTGATGCCTATGACTATCTAAAACAAAAGAATATAATCGAGTTTATTTCTACCTCATTCATTAGAGGTATTACTCTAAATGACTGTATCATTGTAGTAGACGAGATGCAAAATGCGTCACTCCACGAACTTGACTCAGTCATTACACGTGTAGGAAAGAACTGCAAGATTATATTCTCTGGTGACTTTACACAGTCTGATTTCACCAATGAAAAAGAAAAGAATGGTCTACCTCAGTTTATGAAGATTATTCGTGGTATAAAGAGCTTTAAGTTTGTTGAGTTTAATAAGAATGATATTTTGAGGAGTGATCTAGTACGTGACTATATTATTGAAAAAGACCGACTCGGGATTGCAGCCTGATTGGAGTCCTATTGAAACTTATGTTCCTAGAGAGCATGGGTTTATTATAGTTGCTAATGAACATAGAAAATGGATTAGATTTGGTAGACTATATCCTGGATTGAATCGGTGGTATTATTCAGGTACCACCGAACAGGCTCAATACTCAGAAGGTCATGATGATAAGGATAAGCCTACGCATTGGGCTCCAATGTTTAAAGCACCATGGGATTAAATAATGTTTAAACATGAACTACTAAATCTAGCACCACTAGAGCGTACTGAAAAAGACGGAAAGAGATACTACATCACACCAGATGGAGTATTTCCTTCCGTCACTACAGTATTAGGGGAGAAGTTAGATAAGTCTGGGCTAGAACTCTGGAAAGCTCGAGTCGGTGCAGCAGAAGTCGAAAAAGTCTCTAGACTAGCAGCTAATAGAGGTACCGCAATCCATAAACTTTGTGAGGATTATCTCATGAATGTGGAGATTGATTCTCGTAAAGTCATGCCATTTAATATGATGATGTTCAATACCATCAAACCTATTCTTGCTAAAAATGTAAGTAAGGTCTATGGCATTGAATCTATGCTTTATTCAAAAGTATTAAAGGCTGCAGGTACATCGGATCTATTGGCAGAATATAATGGAATCAACTCCATTGTTGACTTCAAGACTTCCAAAAAAGAGAAAAAGGAAGAGTGGATTCAGAACTACTTCATTCAAGCCACAACTTATTCTATTATGGCTGAAGAGTTGACTGACCTTAAGTTCCCACAAATAGTTATTATCATAGCAAATGATGATTATGAAACTCAGGTTTTTGTCAAGAATAGAGATGACTATAAAGAAAGAGTCTTAGAAATCTTTGGATAAATAAGTTCGGGCAGCGAAGGAGAGTTTATATGTCCGAACACAAAGACTCTATCCGCAAACTCGAAACCGAAGCACAAATTGAGCTCAAAAGAATAGAGGCAAACTCCACATCTAAGGAAGTTGCCTCTAAAGTGATAGGTAAAACAGCGATCCCCTGGATCGTTCTCCTTGTCTGTGTTGGTGTAGGTGCTAGTGCCTATCTTGAAAAAGAAGCACTTACGGCCGTTATAGGTCTAGTCTCTACAGCAGTTATGGCACTTATAGCTATGGTTACCGGTATTACTGGTAAACAAGAAAAAGAAGAAAAACCTGAAATGAGAATATTAGAGCAACTCGTGAATACTCTTAAAGAAAAAGAACCTATGGAAGTCCATGTGGACAATGATAAAGTTATCATTAGCAAAGGTGAGAGCAAAACGGTTGTGAATAAATAAAGAAAAGGGGAGCTTAATGGCTCCCCTTTTTAGTTAACTAATCCATTCAACCTTATATCTAAACTTCACATTGGAAGAGGTACCTTTACCTAGAGTCTTATTAATGCTATGTCTGAGTTCATTGGATGCTAGTCGGATTGCTTCATCGCCAGATTTAGCAAAGACAACAGACTCTTCCTTTGCAATATCAACTTCTTCATATGCAGTACAGAGAACTTTGTACTTCTTTTTACCTTTCATGTTCTTCATCATATTTGTGAAGTAACCATGAGGCTTATTGTTCCAGATATCTTCTAGATCTTGTTTAGTAAGCATGATGACTCCTACGAGAAGTTAACAGCAAATGAAGCTTTGTATTCCATATAGCACTCAGGCCATTCTTCCATAGCCTTTCGGAGAGCATCTGTAATCAGAAATGGTGCACCTTCAAAGTCAAAATAATAACCATCATATACAGTTGCACCTTGAGCATAGTATGGATTAAACTCTTTACTGAACTTTTGAAGAGCCTTTGCTTTATTTAAAGCAAACGTAAAAAGTACCATATAAGTTTGACCTTCACCAGTAGCACCATAAGAGCATGCTACAGTAAAGAAGTTTGGTCTATTAATCATAGGTATTCCTTTTAGTTCTTGCAGCAGGTGACAATGGCACGCTTCATCCAACGCCCATCATCCTTGCGGCGAAGGGTGCCGATCTTGAGAGCCATACGGAGAGACAGCTCACGGAGACGAGAGGCATTCTTCTCGATGAACTGAACCACATCGTCCTGAGCATCATCTGAAAGACCGATGTTCTTGAGCAGACCCTGCTTGACCACCTGCCGAATACGGATGAGGTAGTCACGCTGAGTCTTCATTGCCAGGTCGATATAGTGGGCACGAGACACCAGAGCCGACAGATGCGGTGCAATCTTGGAGCCACGGTCGATCATGGCATCGAAGTCGTAGTTGGTGATGAACACGACCGTGCCACGGAACTCGAAGCTCTTGGGCATACGCTCGGCAGTCTCTTCGTCGATCAGCGAACCCTCGGTCATGTACGAGATGATGCGCTTGTCGGTAGTGTCCAGAGCCGCCTTGAGCAGACCGATTGCAGTCTCATCAAGAAACACATCGTCGGCGTCGTCAAACACGAGCACCGAACCAGCGGAACGGTGCTGATACAGCAGCTTGTAGAGCGCCGGAGCCTTGACGTAACCCTTCACGATCCGATGGGACGTGGCATTGGGATCCCAAGCCTCGAGCGCCTTCTCGACGGTGAAGGACTTGCCGAGACCGGCAGGACCGGACACGATCAGCGCACGGACGTCACCGTCGATTGCAGCATTGGTCATATCAGACAGGATCTCGAAGCGATCGGTCAGCTTCTGCTCGATCTCTTCGTCGGTCTCAACAATGACGGGCTCGGTGGGCTGAGTCACGTTCATGATCTTAGCGATCTTATCCGTCTTAGCGGTACGGGTCTTGCGGTAGCCGTTTTTCGGAACCCCACGG